TTAGATTTTAAACCTAGTCATTGCTTTATCCATTGCATCTTGGTTTACACCTATATAACGTAACGTGACTTTCTCTGAAGAGTGATTGAATATCTCCATGAGTAACGCTATGTTTTTCGTTTGCATGTACATGTGATACCCGTATGTTTTTCTTAACGTATGTGTTCCTATTTCATCTAATCCGAACTCTGCCGCTGCTCCGCTTAATATCTTATATGCCATGCTACGACCAATTGGACGATTCTTACCTTGTCTGCTTTGCAATAAATACTCATTGTCTTCTTTTTCTTCGATAAACCATTTAAGTTCTCTCTTCAGTGCTGCAGTAATTTGTATTCGTTTCTGTTTTCCTGTTTTCTTTTCCCGCATAGATATATGACTGCCTTTAACATCTCTAACTTTCAATTTCAAAATATCTGAGATTCTGAGGCCTGTATTAATACCCATAATGAAGAGAATGTAATTACGTAAGCTCTTTCCCTTAAAATACTCTTTTAGCTGCTGTATTTGCCCTGAATCACGTATTGGTTGAACAAAATTCATTATTCATTACCTCCAGTTTCTTCTACCTCATATACTTCTAATCTAAGAGCAAAAGCTAATTTATAAAAAGCATTAGATTTATTTCGTCTATACGTACGCTCACTCATACCAATTTCGTTATAAACCATGTAATCAAAGACTTCTTCATTTTCTAAATATCGTTTTACAATAATATCCCTTTGGTTTTTACTAAAACGACTTAATGCCTTATCAATTTGAAAAGATAAACGTTGTAATTTCACCTCTCTTTCACTCATAGCAACATTGGCTAAAGCGACATCTTCAGCTGGTTTTCCCACTATATTTGTTGGACCGTGATATCTTATTTCGCTAGATGCTGTAACCTTCATCTCATTTCTAATCATCCCAAATTGTCTATAAATACGAACGTTTTCAAGAATCTCTTCTACACGAACCTGCGTTGCTTTGCGATCAATTTTAGGTAAGAAAGTTAATTGCGTCATATATAAAACACCCCTTATATATTTTGTTAATAAAAACAAAAAAAGCGGACACCGAACTACAGAGCAATATCACTAATGCTCTTATAGTTCGATGTCCGCTGGTTCTTCCAGTAGGACTAATTGTTTAATTATTGTTATTATATCATTTTTTATGCTTTTTAACTTTTTTAAGAATTTTATTAAGTAAATTAAAACTGTTGTATTTATTAATAATTCTTCTAAAGAATCACTAGTGCGAGTGTATATTCCTTGAAATAATACTCGAAAATGAGATTTAGAATTTAATAACAGTTCACTTTTTTTGTGAAGTTAATGCAATTTCAAGTTAGTAGTAATAAAATTACGAAAATTGTAGTAAAATGTAATTATATAGATAAATCAGTAAAATTTTCGTTAATTATCTAAGTACGAAGGATGAGAGGTGGCTCTATATGGCAGGTATTTACGAAGCAATTTATAAAGAAGGAGACAGAGAAGAATTAATTGATATCGACAGTGTTACTCCCACAAATTATTTAGAGAAGTATAGAGAGAATCTATACTGCACTACTACAAATTGTTCAGCTCAACTAGCTTATGTTCACAAAGATAACGATAGCAACCACTTCAGAACATGGAGAGATAGTAAACATATAGAAACATGTCTCTTTTATTTTAAAAAAATAGCAACTCGTGAAAGAAACAGAACATACGGACAAGTTAACGGTATCGCAAGTGACGAAAAAATAAAACAATCCCTTAAAGACGCTTTTTTATTAGAAATGATGTCAGAAGAGCAAAAGAAGAAACAACGTGAAAGAGAAAGAGCACGAAGACAACGAAAACGTGAAAGAGATAGAACACCTGGTGGAATAGAGAAAAAACCTGCTCAAAAAATAGTATCTAATCCTGATGAGATTAATGGAACTTTAGAATCTAATGGAACGAGACTATATAAAAGATCTGCAGACGCATTAAAAGAAAAGGATTTAGGGAATACAAGAACAGTCACAGGTCAGTTAAAAAAAGTATGGATTAATAGTACTGAAAACGTAGTCGTAGAAGTCGAGAAAAATAAGGTTCAAGTCGACATTAAATTTGAAGAAGCCTTCTTTGCTACGAATCAAAATTATAAAGGGATGTTCCATTATATAGAAAGATATTTGAATGAATATCAAAATCTATCATTTTCAGCAACTGGTGAAGTACGATTTAGTAAAACTAATAATAGATATGAAATTGTAGTTTTTAATGGAATAGGATTTTTAATTCATGGAAAGGCACTAAATGCGATTGCAGTAGAATATTCTCTAAAAGATAATGATGGAGAAAATTAATTAAGAAATTAAAAAGATATAACTTCTATTGTACACTCCATAAAACCTTAAAAATAAATAAATAAATAAATAAACGGGAGCCGTCCCCATCTAAATGAGGGAGGCTCTTGTTTATTAATACAAACACACTAAAATAACGTTTTTATTAAAATGAATCCCATTATTTATTTAAAGCTTGCAATTGCCTCTTCAAAATCCTCACAGTCAGGTAACCTTTGTTTCATTAATTTATCTACGTCTGGTCCGCAACATAATTCCCTCATGTAATGCTGATCAATCTGTACGATATACAATTCACGTTCGTTAATGGGCGTATTACATAAGTCCTTTATCTTGTCATACGTATTATAAATAGCAAACAAATTTACCGCATTCCATTCCGAATCTTCTAATTGTGTATATGGTAAAAATAATCGAAACTCGTTTGTCACATCTTCTATCTCATAATACTTTATTAACAACTCTAATAAATGTTTCTCATCTATACATCTTGATTCATCCACCAATTCTTCAAACTTGAATTGAATACACGCAATAATTTCACCTAAGGTTAAATTATCTATGTTTGTTCTCACAAAAAACGATTGCACATCATGTTCTTTGTTATAAAAATGAGCAATTTTAAAGACTCCCATACTTACTACCTCCATTTTTTATAAAATTCAGATTTGATTAAAGTAACTGTGTTTTTCGTTCTTCCATACGAATTACTTTTCCACTTTGATATACAAATGACTGTTCACCAAATCCACTTTGAGGCGGTTCTATTAGTTGAACCTGACCATTTTTAACAATATATATTCCGTTTATTTTTAAATCTATTTCAGCTGTCATTTCTACAAGATTTTCTTTTCTAATTCCCATCAATATCACTCCCATATGTTATAATTACTTTGTCGAAGTAAGTTGAGAGTGATCTCAGCTTTTTTTATTTGTCTATAGATATTGCACAACATTTTCTGGAACAAATGCTTGTTCAAGTGATAGATGAAGCCGTATTGGAATCGGCTTTTTTTCATCCCTTGCTTGCTTACATATTTTTTCTGCCTCTTCCCATACAAATTGTTTATCCTCCGCTCGTTTATAACGCCAAATTCCAATTGTGTAACCTTCGAACAACTCATAACGTTCATCAGACGCTGTCGTTGGTTTTAATTCATCTATTGCTTTGGCTTGATGTGGTATTTGCACCACCACATCTGCATACCGTAATCTTGAATTCAAACGGTGAATATTAGCTTTCTTAGGATCAAATGATACAACTGGCTCCACGTCAAAAATTGTTAATTGCTTTGGCATTGTTTTTCCCCTCCAATACCTGCAAACTTGCTATTAGAATCCCTTCAAGCTGCGTTAACGTTAGTTGATCTAATGTTTGTCCGTTAATTTCAACTAATCCTAAGCCCAATAATTTACGAATGATTATTAGTTTTCTACGTTCTACTTCCTGACGTAACAACATGATTAGATTAAGCCTCCTGTTGATGGTTGAACTTTCTCTCTAAATTTACAAACTTACTAAATTCTTTAATAAATGCTAATTCAACTACACCAACTGGACCGTTCCTCTGTTTTGCTAAAATAATTTCCGTTATGTTTTTATTTTCTGTCTCGCGGTCATAGTAGTCTTCACGGTATAAGAATGCTATTAAATCCGCATCTTGCTCAATTTGACCATTCTCACGTAAATCTGATAGCAATGGTCTCTTATCTTGCCTACTTTCTACAGCACGACTTAACTGCGATAATGCAACTACACATACATTTAGCTCTCTTGCCATCAGTTTTAACTTACGACTAATCTCACCGATTTCTTGCATACGGTTCCCTCTATGCTTTGGATCCCCTACAATAAGCTGCAAATAATCAATTGCAATTAAAACCTTTTTATCAGGGTACTTACGCTTTAATTTCCTAGCCTTTGCATAAATCTCTTGCATCGTTACATTTGCTTTATCGTAAATTTCTAATGGCAAATCATTAATTAATCCCATCGCTTGACTAATTTTTTCCCAATCCTTTAAATTACATAGCTTCTTAGGATTCTTTAATTTTGTAGCATCAATATTTCCAGTACTTGAAATCATCCTCTTAAGTAGCTGTTCCTCCCCCATCTCGAGCGAGAAGATTCCTGTTGCTGTACGAGCACTTGCTGCATGAAAAGCAACGTTTAATACAAATGCTGTTTTCCCCATTGAAGGACGGGCACCGACAATGATTAAATCACCTTCTTGTAACCCTGCTGTCATTCTGTTCAAGTCGTCATAACCAGTTGGTATACCGGTTAAATCTCCTACATCAATTTGCATGTTCTTATACAAATCAACAAGCGTATCTTTCAAGTTAAATTCATCTGAGTAACCCGTTTCTTCAATGGCGTTTAATTCATCAATTGATGTACTAATAGCACTCATATCCCTATCTTGCTGAAGGCGATTATATAAGTTACCAGCAACCTCCTGAGCATGTCTCATTTTCCAAGCTTCAATCACTAAACCTTCGTGATACGAGAAGTTCTTAGTTGTTGTTACAACTTCTGTCAGGTTTACAAAGAATTCGATTCCGCCAATTTGATGCATAAAGCTTTCATCGAATTTTCCAATGAGAGCAACAAGGTCTATCGGAACCTCAGCATCCTCTAATTCTCTCATTGCCTTGAAAATCACTTGGTGCGTTGGTAAAGAAAACTGTTTTACCTTTAGCTGACAATCTTTAATTAAATCGCCCTCTTGGATAATGCTACCTAAAACACTTTGCTCAGCTTCTACATTACGAATCATATCGTTACTCATTTGGCCAACCACGCATTCTGTTGGTTAAGTACTGCAAGTTCTTCTTCTGTTGGAATGTTCTGCTCCCATGCTTGTTGTTGCTGTATTACGTTTTTAGTAGATTCCGATAACCCTTTTTGTTGATAAGGAGCTTGTGTCTGTTGTTGCGCTTTTGTTAATCGACGAGCACGAAATGCTTTATCAGCAGCCTCAACATCAGTTACTGTTTTGAAGCCTTTAAGATGCCAATCTCTTAAAATCATATTTATGTAAGACATGTTTCTCGTATTCTTCTCTAAAGCAATCTTCATAGCCTTAATAACTAGCTCTGCATTTAAATCACCTATCCATGCATGAATACCATCTGCAATAAAAGGTGTAATCAGTCCAAAGTTTTGTTCGTAAAAAGAAATTGGATTAACCTCAACAACTTCTTCCGCGCCTGCGCGTTCTTCTTGTTGTTGTTCTTTTTCTTTTTCTTCTTCTTTTTCTTCTTCCTTGCTAGGGTCTTGGAAGCCCCTTATAAGCCCCTCCAAACGGACTGATAAATACTCCTTAATACGAGCAATTTTAAAATCTTGTTCACACTCTAATTGCAAACAAGTTTCATAGAAATCAACTAAAAAATCCTGGTCCTTCACAGATTGAATTTCTTTTAAGACGCACTTTTCAATGTTTACATTTTTAATTGGATTAAATTTTAACCAGTTTATTAAGAACAGCTCTTTTGTTTTTTGGTTGTAATTAATTTTTCCATACTCAGCAAAACGTTCTAATAGCTTCATAACAGTTTCACGGTTGTACCCTGTATCAGTTTCAATAATACGAAGTGGAAGCTCATAGATGCCTGATTGAGACGTCTTACTGTTTGTCATCAAATATAAGTAGAAATACTTCTCCTCCGGTGTAAGATCTAAAACAAATGAATCCTGCCAAAATGAAACGTGTACTGGTCTATAAACTGCCATATTATTCATCCTCCCGTTTACATATCGCGAATCCGTCTTCTACACGTAATAAGCGATAATTCTTGTATCCTGTTTTGAGATATTGGTTTACTAAGTAAATTAGGTGTTGCTCTGATGTTGCTTGTTGAAACACTTTAGGATTCAGCAACACTCTATGTAATGACTTGTCTAAAAGCATGCAACACACCCCATTGTGATACGAATGCTAATTTGATATAATTAATCCTAAGATCTTTTGCAAGGCTATTTTTCTATCACTCTGCCAAGTGATAGATTTTTTTATTTTCTACGTGTTACTAATGAGGCGTTAACTCCTCTTAGTCTTAACTCTTTAATCACTACACGATAACTCATAGATGCCTCATGTTCTTCTTTTGTATTACGAAGCATTTTAAATTCTTTCATACATCGCTCCAGTTCTTCTTCCCAGCGATTTGATTCTTCAGTTGATTCTGCATGAAACATGTTATGAACGCATGCAACCATACAATTATGAAGTTTATCCGCAAATGAAAAGTCTCCCGGAAGAACTAGATCATGAAGACAATCGTATTTATCGTTCATGAATTACATCTCCTTTCTGGTCATAACGAAAAGCACAGTACTTTTCTATTTTTTATAAAAATATTAAAAATCTATTATTTTGGTACACTTTAAATTTAATGGTAGAAACTACAAGTTCATTAATTTACCCAAAAAATTAATATAATGATATAATTATTTTGTAAAATATATTGTCAGCTACTGTTGTCTAGGCGGTAGCTTTTTCTTTTGCCCATTTATGTTTCAAAATGAATGATGCTTCAATAATTTTGATTCGAATCCCCAACAATTTCTTCTCTTGTTTTAACTCAACTGATTTTGAATCCTCATTAAGTAATTCTGCTATTTTAATTTCACCAGTTAGCTTTGCATCATAGCGTATTAGTTCCTTATATTCTCTTAAACTTGGTTTCTTATAATCTACTGTCATTTTTCTTCCTCCTTTACAACACCTTTGTTAAAGTCATTAAGCTATCCGCCGATTGAATAATAACGTTCTCCGCCATAGCCTTTTGCAACCAACTTCTTTGTATTTGTTCCATAATGCCAAAGTGTACTTGCTCAAGAGCTTGTACTACACATTGCGTAGCTTGGATTGTATCGAAGATTTCTTTTGCATGAACTGTGTATTCATGTTTCTTCTTTTCATCCAACTTCCATGACCTGGTTGCAACTTGTAAGTTCATGATTTCCTTCGCTGCCGCAATCCCCTCTTCAGCCTGTTTAATGTAGTTCATCAATTGTAGATTTACATCTTGAGTTAAACGTGGATCTGTAGGCGGTAATCCAACACCATAAATATGTTTAATCGCTTGTTGATTCAACTTTGCTCCTGTTGCATGGCACCAATCCATAGCAAGCTCAAATTCTGGTTTAGAAAGTCCAGATTCAATTCGGGTTAATCGTTCATGTGTAATACCAAGGTACTTAGATAACCCTTTCTTCGTTTTCAGCTGAACATTATCACAACATTCTCTAGCATTCTGTAATAATTCCCCTATTGCTGAATTGCAGTATATGCTTGTTCCCATATTTGTTCGCCTCCATATTTAGTTTTCAAATGGTTACAATGAACTTAGTACATATGTAACTTGTCTACTTTTCGTATAAAAAGAGAGGAACTATTCCTCAATGTTTGCTTTTACTTGTATCTCTTTGATGATGGCCCAACCAGCCTTGTAATATGCTTGACGGATTTTATCAATATCCTTTTGTGATTTTGGCTCAGGAGCCACGACATGAACTTTCGTTTTTCCAAATTCATAAGTCGCCGCATATTCTTCTTGTTGGCTCATGGTGTCACCTCTTGAAGTGCTTTTTATATGTTTATGCGACGGATCTGTTGGTACTGCCATGTTAGTTGTTGGCATTTTCTCACCTGCTTCCCACCTATAAAGTATAAGAATCTTGTACTTTTGTACATCAAATTAAATCCTTTACATCACGACCAAGAATAGCGGCTAATCTAATAGCCTTTTCAAGATTTGGATTACTATAACCATTTTCCCAATTACTTATTGTAGATTTTGTAACTTGCATTCTATTTGCAAGATCTTGTTGCGTTAACTTACTTTTTTTCCTAGCTCTAATTAATTTGATATTTTTGTTCACTGTCTCGCTCCTTGTATAAGTATTTTGTACTTTTATTATAAGTATAAGATTCTTGTACGTCAACATATTTGTACAATTATCTTGTACAAAGTTTTACAATCCATCTATATAAGGTACAATATCTTTGTACTTTTTATTAACGGGAGGTGCTAAAAATGTTGAGACAAAGACTAAAAGAGACGCGCAAAACGCGTAAACTCACTCAGCAAGAATTAGCCGATAAAGTAAATACCACTAAAGGCACCATTAGTAACTATGAGAATGGTCATAGCACTCCCTCAAACGAAATGCTAAAAGATTTAGCGAATGTTTTAGGAGTAACAACAGATTATTTATTAGGAAGAGACGATGAATCAAGAGTATCTAATACGCTTCCTGATTTAAACAAAAAAGAGACTCGTGATATCGCTCGTGACTTAGAAAAAACTTTAAAAGACTTAGAAAATAGCGAAGATGCTTTAATGTTTGACGGGGAACCAATAGACGATCATACAAAAGAAATGATTCGCATCTCTCTTGAGAACTCAATGCGAATGGCAAAACAACTAGCAAAACAAAAATTCACTCCAAACAAGTACAAAAAAGATTGA